TTATGGCTTGTCTGGAAATACTGCATTAATATCGGATGTATCAATACGAGTTAATAAAATTCGATATTTTTTCCATTGTTTTAGTTGTGCTTCTTCATTATCTTCTTGCATCTCTAAATCAATAGTATCCTGAAGTACTGCTATTTTCTCGTTAGCTTCGTTTATTAATGAGTTTTTCATAGCTTGATTTTGCACAATAGTAGCTTCATTCTCTGCATCTTTATCTAGCACCCATTTATTTGTTTTTTCGTTCCATTTGTGAAACGCAGATGGTGGAGATTCAGAATAAGTTAAATCATCAAATATAACACATCCCGTGTTTATTGCGTTATATAACTCATTGTGCTGATCTTCTGTAATTTCGGCTGAATCATTGGGAATTGATGTGTTAATTTCGTCAATGTAAAATGACCTTGTTTTTTTATTATAATAATGTTTCATATTAAAATCCTATTGCAATATAAAAAATTCCGGTTTGACTATATGAGCCTTTGTGGGTTCGCCCCCAACATCTAAATTGTGTCGTTGACAACGGCCAACAACCTGTTGAATTTGCACCGCTCCCTTCATCGCTAGACACGATTGACAAGCAAACGCGAGGAAATGCAGTGTAAAATGATTTATCTTCACCATTAACATTACCGTCAACAACATTATTTCCGTATAGTACACGACCCCATTGAATAATTAATCCGTTTGGCATTTTTAAAAATCCAGCATTTTCGTTTGAAGATGATGAAAACATATTCACTATAAAGTCACTTAATCCTTTAACATTATTGGCGGGAATATCACCGATAACCAATGAGCCATTCGAATCAAATGCCCATTTTATTTGACCGTCGGCGCCGACAAAACCGCAATAACCATCATCGCGGGTAAAAATATATTGTTTTCTGTCACCGCTGTACATTCTAGTTTCACGCTCATAACAATGATATTTAACTGAGATAGACTGTAATAAATCATTAACTCGTTTTAATACCAATGGCGTTACGGCTTCCGTTTCTGATTCGCTGTCAGTTGCTGAACTGAGTTGAACAATGCCTTTTTGAGTTGTGCTAGCACTTAGTATTTCTGCCTGTGTTTTTTTCCATGTAGTTGTATTAGTCGATGGTTTAGCATTATCATTTTCAGCTATAGCGGTATACAACACACCGTTGTATTTAATAATTGCGTTTACAGGGTAAGTAACTAACTCACTCCATTCTGGCACGCCTTGCTGGAGCAAATAAAGCATATTTTTATCTATACGATTAAAAGCGCCATTCATCCACTCCATTGGCGGTTTTGAAGCTGTTTGTTCAATAGTAATTCCCCATCCTCTGTTAATGTCTGGAAAGTCCGTGTTTTCACCTTTTTTTGCGGAATCAGCAAAAATTAGATAATCTGGTTGTTTTTGTATTTTCATTGAATAGTTCCTATTTCTTTAAGTCGGACAAATTTACCTAAGCTAAATCCGTATGATTGATTATCATGATAGAACCCGAAAGGCTCATCATTGATCAAGACAGCATGTTGATACATCACCCCAACAGGACGGGCTAAAATATCCATTTTGCTAATTGCATATAGTGTTAATGAGTTAAGTTGCTCACTATTAACTAGTATGTTCATAGTCATATTTTGTGAATCAGTTACATTACTGTGCTTACCAATAACAAATTTGATTGATTTAACAATGTTTGATATCTCGCCAGTTTGATAATTTTTGGTGATGCGTGCTTTGATAAAAAAACGAAAGTCATTATCATTTAACACTACTGATGATGTCAGTGCATCACCATACCGATAAAACTCACCAACATTGAATGAAAGCGACGTATTATCTTCTAACCAGCCAAAATACTCTTTTGCAATAGCCGTTGGTAAAACTCGAAATACACCAACATGGCGACCCACTAAATTCAGCGCATACCCAGTAGCTTCTTCAATATTAAGAATATCTGCCACTTGAATAACGCTTTTAAATGTTTGGTCAGTTTCTTTATAGATTGCTCGAATGGTACCGAGTGCTTTTGGTTTGTTACGATATTGCCAGATGAGGAATTTTTCTCTATCCATCTATAAGCACCTCGACATTATTAATCTGTGCATATGCTCTATAATCGATGTTTGCAATATTAGCTCCATTGACCGTGAGTTCTTTAATATAGAACCCATCAACTAGATTGATACTTGAGATGATGCGTGATGAATAAACATTCTCGCCGATGTCAAAATCAAGATTTTTTAAATTAGTTTTGATTTGTTCTGTGTTGATATCATTAAATGATTGGTAACGACCAATTGTCATTGATACCTTAATATCAATTTTTTGTGGTCTATCAAAATAAGCTTTTCTCGGTATATCATCTAATAAATAAGAGGATTCAATTTGACCATATAACCCACAACCGCCAATTTTCTTTTTAGTGATAACTTCAGCTATTTTTTCATCAGCACCGCCAAGAATCACGGCATTAAGTGAATGAGGTGGAACTCCTTTTTCATCTGTTTTATTTGTGTAATTTTCATATACTATGCATTTAGTTACACCTGTTATATTCATTAACGCAGACTGCATACCTTGGCGATCATCGTAGTTATTAATTGCGTGAGATAACATGAAACGCTTCAATAATTGCACATCAGTTTCCTCGTCAATACCGCCATAACTTTTCGTGTTCGCGGTGACTTTATCTACACCAATAATTATGGTACTCGGTGCAAACTCCTCTAATGCGTTAACGGAATAATTGCCCAGTTCTAATGACCTGAATTTAACACGTGCGCTGCCTAAATCATTTAATGTTATTTGCTCAATAGATACCCATTTATTTTTGTTTTTATCGATGTAAATAGAATTATTTGGTATCGTTGTTTTTGGTGAGCCAGTAAAAATAACTTCATCAATATAAGAATAGGATGCTGTAATCCTGGTTAGTCCTGCGTACATTGCTCGTTGTTCTAACCAATGTCCGGTCGCTTGGTATGGATCTAACATTTGTACAATAAATGCAACCGCTTGATGTATATTCGCTAATTCTTGCGAAAATAATCCTAGTAACTGTCCATCTGGTGTATCGCTATCAAGATTAACATCATCACCATATATTGATTTAAATGCACTAACTAATCGATTTTGAATAGTATATAAGTCATCAATTTCGATCCCCTTATCTGTTATCTTTAACATTGAATGATGCCTCGTTGGTTTTGTTAAATTTATCGGTATAAGTTATTTGGATTAGAAATTCACGGGTATCGGTATCTAATAAGATATCGAAACTATCAATATTGATGACACCAGCTACTTTGAAAATTTCAGTTCTTACATCGATTTCTAATTGTTTGGTGTTAGGTTTTTTAGTGAGATAATCAAACCAAGCTATGCCATCATCACGATTTAAGAACCAGTCTCTTTTTAACGCTAATAATTTAGTTTTCACACATTGCGCTATTGCTTCCGAGCCATCCAGATAGTTACCTAAACCGTACCCAAACATCCAATCGTGGTTATTATCAAGCTGTCTTACTATCATTTTGGTATTCCTGTTGTACTATTACCACTTTGTACCCCAATATGGGTATGTGTATTTAAATCGATACCTTTATTGGTTTTAACGTCTTTCGCTGTGATGGTACCTGTACTTGTGGCATCTCCTTCAGTTTGACTGTAACTACCAACTTGTTCGGTATTTCCTTGATGTTCTATATTGCCTTTTATATAAATTGTACCGTTCGCAAGCCTTATATGCGTTGAACCATCGTCAGTTTGCAATGAAATACCATCATAATAAAAATTAGGTATTTTATTGGGCACGCTATTACAACCGACAATAAAAAAGCCATCGCTTAAGTCGTTAATTCGATTATCAAGAGGTTTTGAAGCGTTACCTGTTGCAAACCAACCATCAATACAGCGGCTAGAAAATACAACAAGTCCTTCATCACCTGCTTTGATTGGCACTGTAATACAAAACCCACCAGCATGTGGAAATTGAGCTGGCACATCAACTAATAGAGGGATTGAAATTTCCTCACCATTGGATAGTACTTTGTTAACCATGGGCTTGCATTGAACAGTGTGCCCATCAAATGAAATAACTTTTGCTGGTAAAGCGGTATAAATATTCGATTGCGCACGCTTAATTTGACTTTCAATTGCTTGAAATAGTGAATCTGTCATATTTTCTCCGAGCAATAAAAAACCCGCCGAAGCGGGTCGTGATCTACATTAAATCGGTCATAAATTTAATTAAAAATGTCTATTAAACTTTACCAAAATTTCCACCAATACAAACTAATTTGCTATTCCAGTTAGTACCATACAGATCTCCATTATGCTCTATCGTTTTTATTTTATAGTCGCCATTATACTCGGTTTGCACCGACTCGACGCGAACAAGCGAACCGATTCTGTAATGAGGATTACATAAAGTTGTAATTTCTAACCCTTCATTAGTTTTTTGAGGGCAGCCTATCATGCCAGTAGTTCTTGATATAACCCAACCTTCGTTATTGGCAAGTGCTTTATCTTTAGGGATAACAACAAGCTGATCGTCTTGTATTGACCAGTCAGCATTATTGTTAATGGCGATTTTGTGCATGGCTTCGCGAGTGTCACACATCATTACTTTACCTCGTGGAAAAACCTTATCATTTGGTAAATTTATAGCACCTTTTTGGACACCAAAACTACTCACCACTTCATTTAAAAAATCACTATCTTTCTGCCCTTTTTGCAAGGTTTTAACAATTGTTTTTTCGGTGTATGCTCGATGTCCATCACTGCAACGCAGTGTAGTAATCATGTCTTGTTCAGCAATTTTATTTTCAATCGTTAGAATATCGCCACAGAATATCAATCTTAGTACATCTTCTTTATAACAAACCGATAATTCAAGAAAATTATATTGTTTACTCGTAATGAGATTGCGATTTGAATCATTAAGATTATAAATTGATATTTCAGCAGTGTTTGGTTCAGAAGTGAGTGTTTTTTTAATTGAGAAAGTTACTCTAAGATTATTAATAACAATGCTTTCTTTACGATTACCAATTTTAAGTTCTAAAACCCTGCCGAATTGCCGCACGATATTCTTCCTTAGTCATTATTAACAGTTGCATGCGATTATTTAAATCATCTTTAGATATAGCATTAATACCCAATCCTGATTTATCATTTAATTCCATCACAAATGGCAAATTAAACTCAATCAAAGATGGACTACCGACAGATAACCCTTTATTTTTCGTTATATACTCATCATTATCAATATCAAACAAGTCGAATTGATAACCGGTTAATATTGCGTTATATCTCAGCGTTAAACGCAAATTTCTATCATAGAGTGTAAAGGATTGCTCTAATACTTCATCTGTTGTTGTTTGTATTATAAACATATCAACCTCTTGTTTTGCTTAACACAAATTCTTATTTAGTTTTCTTTCGGTTGAGTTTTACCAAGATTTCTCGTTTTCGGTTTTGGTACATTTAAACCACTTGCAGTCTGCGTATCAACAATAAAAATTTCACGGAATGTTAACGTAAATTCACCTACAGTATTCTGATTTTGAGTAAGACCGACTGACGTTATAACCATATTTTTATATTGCCGCGTATTAGTTTGCAATGTTACTGGTTCACCGCTACGCTGTATTGCCAATAGTTTTTCGTAAGCATCGGCGATACGGTCAGAAGAAAGGCAGTTCAATAATGGAGATTGGTAATCAGGTAAAAAGTCAGCAATAACTTGGTTAGTTGCTTTTGCGCCAGTTCGAAAATATGATGCAAAGCGATTGACCATATTTTCTGCCTGAGCTGTTACTTTTTTTATTGGCATAGGTAACGGATAATTTGAAAAATTAAAGCCTAATATACTATCAAATGAAAAATTATTAGTTTCGTAACCAACTACTAGACCCGTTACATTAATCTCCTTAGGATCTAATACTACATGGTCAGCAATATTAGCCCCTTTTTCAATTGGATTTTCGGTTACTCGCAACTTCGATGCGTGCTGTTCATTTGTGTTAATATCAAAACTAAAAGTAAAATTCTGACTGACGATTAGACCTGTACTATTTGATGATTTATTTAATATAGACTGAAACATTAGTTAGACCCCATTTTAGTATTTGTATTATCTGCTATCCGTCGGGCCTCATACTGTGCAATATAATTTAGATTATCAAAACCTTGTTGTGGTGTTGTGACATTCATTGTGTTATATATTGTTACAGCATTATTATTGTTAACTTTATTATTTAATGGACTAATACCGCTTGCTTTTGCAACACCTGTGTCTAATTTAGCTGATACTTGTGCTTTTGTGATCTTTGTCGCTGTTGTTGTTATCTCTATCTCATTATCATCAAGCGATAAATCATCATCTTCTTTATCATCTCCACCTAGTCCAAAAAAAGATGCAACGCCCTTAATTTTATTTTTAACCACATCAACAAATCCAAAAAATTTGTCTTTAATCCAGGTTATACCTTCACTAAATGGGGTAGTTATAAAATCAAGCACATTAGAAAAAATACTGCCAAATTGTTCCGTGAATGACGATACAACACCTATCCCTGAATCAAATAGTCCTGAGACAAAATTCCAAGCAGCTTCAAATGGTGCAGTGATAAAACCAAGCATACTAGAGAAAATACCGCCTAATAGTTCCGTGAATGACGATACAACCTCTATCCCTGAATCAAATAGTCCTTTTACAAAATTCCACGCAGCTTTAAACGGCCATGTAATAAAATCCCAGATTGCCCAAAGTGTTTTACCCAGTTTATCTGTCGTTGAGGTGGTGTCATCTTCCCAGATATCAAATAAATCATTAACAAATTTCCAAGCTGCTTTGAATGGAGTGGTGATGAATCCCCATATAGCTTTGAATATTTCACCAATCGCGTTAACGACATCACCTGCATCGATACCAAGCCAGTCCATTATCGCGCATATAGCTTGATACGCCATGCGGAACGGAAATGTAAGCACATCAACAATGAAACCAAAAATCTTACCAATTCTATCAACCGTTTTCATTGCGTCTTTCTCAGACATACCAAAAAACATTAATATATTTTTTAGAAGATTGGCCAGTAACGATTTAATTCCTCGTATTAATGATTTAACACCATTTACTAACGAATTAAATAATTTTTTAGATATTGATTTTACTTTTTGAGTATCACCAGACCAAAATGCTTGTATTAGCTCCCAAAACGATTTGATAAAGCTCCACGCGGCTTTTGCACCATCAATGAATGGTTGCCAGTATTCACCGAAAAGACTTTTACCACCCTTCATATAGACCATAAGATCATCAATCAGAAGCATTAAGACAGTCAGTAATCCAATTACAATACCAATCGGACTGAATAGCAATGCTTGGTTAAATTTTGCCCAAATCACAGCAAGCGCTATAATGGCATTTTCCCAGCCTATTGTATTGCTAATAATTTTATCAATGAATTCTCCAAAATTAATAATAATATGAATTGCCTTACTAACCCATGTAATAACTGTGGTAATTCCTTTACTGATGAGTTCTTTATTAACTATTAACCAATTGCGAAAACTTATGATAAGGTCAGTCACAGCTGGAGCAAGATTTAATGCAATTTTTGTTTTAATACTATCAATTGCATTTCCTGTTTTTTCCATTTCCTTTTTATATAACTTACCTTGATCGATTTCAGTTTTAGATATTTCAAATAATACATCTTCATTATTTGCTAACTCTTGAGCTTTATCGATCGCATTATCAAATGCATTTACAATCGTCTTACCATAAGATTTTCCTGCAGCAGCAATACTAAACAACATTTTTTTTAACGTTACAAGTTTAGATTGAACTTGTACGGCTGAATTGCCAGTCTTATCTGTTGATTTGCTAGTTTCACTAAAGACACTATTTAAATCATTTTGGATTTCCTTTGTGATTTTCGAAAGTTTGCCTGCACCAGATTGTAATTTGTCTGTTATTTGGGCTATATTACTGACTTGAGAAGTATCAATGCCTATTTTGTTTAAATAATTTCCCGAACCCACTTTAGTTCTCCTTTGGTTTTTCGGCCAATTTAACCTCAGCTATTACATTATGCATTTCGATAACATCATCAAGTGAATAGACGGTCCTGAGTTCGTGGAGTGTGGCATATTTATTTACGATCACACCCCACACAAACCAATCTACATCGCTTTCTCCGCTACTGTCTCCAAGCTGAGCATATTTAGATTGGACGCTATTCCATTTGGTAAAAAACCCAAAAAATGGAACTTTAATCCCTCAATAATGATTTGATAATAATGACTACGATGAGTATTAAAAAATTTACCGGCTTCATCAGGTTTTTGGAACAATACTTTATTACCATTCTCATCTATGGCGGTAACATAATCTAAAATGAATTTTTCTATTTCTGCAAACTGCTCTGAGCCAATATTAGAAGCCAGTTGACCAATATCAAAACCTGATTTATTGTCATCTAATGAAAAACAGCCCTTTAAAAGAGCTGTTAATTTTTTAAGATATTTATTTGATTTGAAGAAATCTGCTGCAGTAAATGTATAAACTATATCATCAATATTAAAATCTTTACTTTCCATTATAAACCACCTTTAATACTAAACTCTGCTTTGGTTGCCTTGAATGTCCATGTTACACCATTGTGAGATGTACCACGTGCATACGTTGGCGGTGTAGTAAACCAGCATCCTGTAAGTAAAAACTCATCACCATTACGTAAATCTTTATAGGTGATTAACTTACCAGTGGCGGTAGTTGGATTGTTAACCTGAGCATTGCGTAGTTGATTTAATTTTTCGTTAGTTCCGGTATGTTGGAGGGTTTTAATAGTTATTGTTGCACCCCGATTACAAGCATGTACAAAGACCCCTTTTCCATTAATACCATAAGTAATATCACCATCATCACCAATTGGTGCAATGCTGATTGAATCTTGAGCATTTTCATACCCTGTAATTTCTGTGCCGTCGATGGTTAGTACGGCATCTTCTAGTGAAAATGATTTAGACATATAAAAAATCCTTATCGATTGAATTGAACAATAATATCGACGCTATGACCAGCACCGGCTAATTTGAGTGCGCAGTTAATTGGCATCATTTTACGTGCCTCTCTATCTGCTGTATCTTGCCTATCGAATGAATCAGAATAGAAGTAGTAACCGTTGATTTGATCACCATAAGATAATTCACCGATATTACCCAACGTCCATTTGCCCAGGCCTAAAAAACCATTATTAATAAATTGTTCTCCAATTACCTTAATTGAACTGATTAAAATTTCCTGACCTCGGTCGGTTTGTGGGATTTTAGTCGGTTGTCCTTGTAGGGTATTAAAAGCCTGTACTTGTACTGCGTTGATAAATGCGTCTAATCCTGTAGTTTCATCTATAAACGTACCACCAATCATCACCCCTTCTGCAAGCATATTAGTACCAGCATAATCAGTATAATAATTGATGCCTAAGCGACGGCATTTGGTTGCTTCATTAACCGTGATTCGATCATCTGAAGTGACACTTACTTCTTGTTTAAATTTAACTGTTTTAACGGTATTTACACCTGTCCAAACAGTTGTTAGAGCAATACCCATTAGTTCAGCTGCAGCATGAGTATTCCCTTTGTTGTTATACTGAACCATTAAACGGCCACTGTTACGTTTTGCTAACGTTTTTAATACGTTTCCATCGGTATATTCAATATTAGCTGTTCTGGTTTCGGTATAACCAAGCACTTTAGCATTTTCAATACCTTGCGCCACCACCCAATCATGAGCTTCGACTAATTCATCATCATTAATCGTATTAGCAAAATAAACACCATACCAATTTTGATATTGATTTTGTAACTTACTTAAGGCTTCTGCTGGTGTTTCTTTTATATGATTTATTGAATCTTCACCACTAATTAACACTCCTTTACCGTCAATTAAATTGGTCATGTTGCCAATATAGGTACCATCCAGTTCTTCATTAAAAACGTAACCAAAATTAGCACCTTTACCCTCAATTTTAGAAGATAAAATAAATCGATTACCAATAGAATCATAAACAAACTTAACATCAGCATTAGTTAACTTGTCATTTATAATCGTTGCTACATCATTCATGCTCGATACGCTTGAAAAGTTCAGTTCTTTAACATCAATTTTGGCATCACCGAAATAAAATGAGAAACAACCATCAGTAATATTTTTAAATTGAATATATGACACAGCAAGCGTTGAACCGTTAACTTTTGAACTAATTGCAGATGTTGTTAATCCATTTTGGATGTATTTTGCAATAATTGCTGTTTTGGGTTTTGGTCGAGCTGAAAATAATGCTGATGTAGCTCGGTAAACATCAGAATTAGTGCCAAATTGTGATGCCACACTGTCAACATCTGATACTACAATGTAGCGAGTATCGGCATTAGCAAATGCATCGCACATTTCATTCGTAAAAATGGCAACTACGCTTAAATCGCGTTTTTGTGCCCCTTTGGGGGTTTGTTGTAAAGTAACGTCTACAACTTGACTTAATGGTAAACTCATTTAATAACCTCTAATTTAAATTTTACGTTATCACCTCGCGGAATGCTGGTTTTAACGATGGGATTGATTGAAAAAATAAGATCGACCTGTGCATGTTGCATAATTTCAACTTCACTGGTCATAGGTAAACTACGGATTTCAGAACATCGAAGATACCCCATGCTTAATTGCTTTAATCGTTGCCATACAGGCGTTAATTTCATAGATTCAGTCAATTTGCATAGCATTTCGTAAGAATCGTTGCCATAAGCATCAACAGTGATAGTGATCTCTTTTAAAACTGATACAATTTCTTCTTCATCTTCTCCGTTATAACGAATTTCTGCGCCAATATCAGTTTCGTTGGTATCAGATACTGTTATATAGTTATCGATATTAGAAACATCTTGTGTGTTCCTAACATCAAATATGACTGTTTCAGGTAGCATTAAAATATTTGCAATTATGCGTCTGACTTCAGTCATATCGAATCGTGAAACACTAATAATAGTCATCATTACTCCGTGTTATATTTTTTAAAAATTTTATGTCGTTATGTTTTTAAAGTATGCCGATAGACTAGTCTAGTAAGGAATTTTGGTGTGCCATTATGACTATTAACAACTTCATATAGATTGTTAACTAATATAGTTATCAAAACTTTTACGTACTTTTGCTAGACGATTTATTACCCCAAAAAAGCAAGTCAAGTTCATTGTAGATAGAAAAAAGTTATTACTGATGGTAACTAAGATAAGAGCATTTTTTAGGTAACAATAAAGTGATTAGCAACACTATGAATTGATTGAACAATAAATTTGAAGTAAGCCCAATCATCGATAAAAAAATTGTTATACTATTTTGGCAATTCATTCGTGCTGTAAAAGTAAATTAATTATCACTATTATTCCCCCCCTTTACACATAAACTTAGTTTTGTTTTTAGGCGCAATTTCTTGACAATAATATTGTTGCCAACCGTCAATTATTGCTTTGTTGTAGTTAATTGCGTTGGCGAGATTGTAATAATCTTGTCTAGAAGTTTTTGCAAGTCGTAAGGCTCGGTAAGCAATATCGCTGGTGGCGGTACTATCTCTCTCGATATTTTCGACTTTGACGCGCAACTCGACAAGACCATTATCAATATCATTACGCAAATTATCTGTACTAACTTGACCATTTTTTATCGTCTCGATGATATTTAATTCCAGTTGTTTAACTATATTATTGCTCTGTTTGTATTGCTCAAATTCTGTTTCTAATTTATTAGCTGTAGCTATGGCAAATTGTTTACCTTGCCAACTATGATAAGCAAAATAAATAGCACAACAGGCCACTAAAATACAAAATATTGGGGATACTTTATAAATACATTTCAATTTATCCATCATACTAATCCATTCAAGTAAATGGTTTTACCGCCTTGTTTCACTGCAGTTAAAACTTGTTGGCGATTGTAAGTTGGACTAAAACCAATATGTACCCATTGGTTATGTTCCTGAATGAGTTTATCGAATTGAACACCTGCATCGATTAATCTTTGGCAAATCTGTTTAGGTGAACCAAATGATGAATGGAAATCAACGGCTAATCCTTTAGTATGGGCGCTAGTAGATACGCCTCCAACACGTGCATTTAAAGCAGGACAACGATAACCTGATGTAATAATTATTGGTTGTCCTAAAGCTTTTCTAACAAATTCCAATTTTATTGCAGTCAATTGGATATTAGGCATTAAATCTGTAGGTACGGAATTATTAATTTTTAACCGACTCGCAGTTGTTGAGTGAGTGAATTCTTCTAATTTGAAATGTTCTGTTAATTTCATTGTTCATCTCCTTTGGCTTTTTTTATTAATCGTTCTTCCAGTGCTTTAATCAATGTGGCACCTGACCATCCAGCCAAACCAGCAATACCACCGGCAAACTCAAAAGCCCAGTTGAAATAACTCGCCGCTAATACCACTAACGCTCCTGCAAATGTAGAAATGAATATTTGAGCAACCAAAGTTCCAACTCGGAATTTGTCACCGTTTAGAACGTGATAACAATAACTAGCCAATGAACCAAGCGATGTTAAAATGAACAAATAAATGATAACAATCCAGTTGACATTATCAGGATCTTTAATTGGCATACGTTTTATCTTCATGATGTGCCTCCGAATGAGGCTGTTGATATAAAGAAAGAGATGCAGTACTTAAAATTGTCAATTATGACGGTCAAACTCAGTAATTTGAAGTAACTCAATATTGGCTATGTCATAAATTTTGGATATAAAAAAACCGCAATTAAGCGGTTTAATTTTAAAGTTACTGATATTAAAAGTATATTTTATTACTGCATCGTTTTATTTATTTAACTACCATTATTAACCTAAATTTTTAAGTTTAGACTAAATAGATACTTAAACATAACAAAAAAGCCCAACTAAACAGTTGGGCTTTTATTTAAATGCATAAAAATACATTATAGGGCTATTATATATGCGAATTTGCGCAAAGTCAACCTTTTTATCACGAAATTTCATGATGCTTTTTATAAAATTCAAAAATATACCCTCTTATAAAGCTTTCAGCTTCATTTAACAAACTAATAATGTCATGCGGGCGTCTTCCAATAACTTTTGCTTGAGCATTACATGATATGCCTCTTAAATAATAAGCTGTTAGAACAATCCAATGTGAGTAATTATCCTCTTTTAACCTTAAAACAGCATTGTCCACCTCTTCAGCTTCTATTTCAGTTAAATATTGACGACTATCTACATCAGGTGGAGCACCTTCAAATCCTGATGACTTTGATGGATATTCAGTTCCGATTCGTTTAAGAACTCGGGTATTTTTCCATGCATTTAAAATATCTTTTGTATCTCTCATCTCATCTCTCCATTTAATTCTTTAATCTATTGCTATTAATTAATTGTCTTAGTTTGCTTAAATATCTTATTCGTTTGCATTAAGGTTATATTGATTTCAAATCATGTTATTTTTATTGAATATAATTAGAAAAAAGGAACTATTTATAGAAGCCTTCATAGCTATTAATAATATATGTTATTAATGATAACCAAAGTTATTTAATAAATCAATAACTTTTATTATTTGATAAGCGATAACTTGAGTTATACAATGAGTAATTCATTAACTATGAGATAAAAATATGACTACATTTACTGATAGAATAAATTTGGCATTAAAAAACTCTGGCATGTCTCAACATCAATTAGCTGAAAAAGTTAAAATTAGCCAACCAGCTATTCAAAAGTTGCTTTCAGGCAAATCTGGTACATCAAGGAAAATTGTTGAAATTGCTAATGCATTAAATGTAGATCTTCTATGGTTAACTAAAGGTACTCCAACGACTAAAACAAATCGCAACCAATCAAATGCAACAATGCTTGGAGCTATTGATGAGTGGGATAGTAAAACTCCTTTAGCAGATGACGAGGTAGAAGTCCCATTTTACAAAGATGTACGATTATCAGCTGGTGATGGTTTTGCTGATGATATTGAAGATTATAATGGCTATAAATTACGCCTTTCTAGATCCACTATGCGTAAATATGGAATTGATAAAGACTGTGCGGTTTGTTTAACTGTCTATGGCGATAGTATGGAACCAGTTTTCAGAGATGGTTCTACTGTAGGTATTGACCAAGCAGATACACTCATACGCGATGGAAAAATATACGCAATCAATCATGACGGATTACTAAGAATAAAAATTCTTGAACGACTACCTGGGAATCAAGTTAAGATCAGAAGTTATAATCCCGGATATGAGGATGAAATAGTGTCGCAAGATGAAATCACTGTTCTGGGACGAGTTTGGTGGCAATCTTCTATACTTGATTAGTAAATAATTATACTCCAATCCAATAATTTGAATGAATTTTAAACACAAATAAGCATTCAAAAACCTATTTAAAAAATCAACATTTAAGCCTCAAAAGAGGCTTTATCCTCCTATAGAAATACTATATTTATTCTAACTATCCAAATAACTAACTTAATATCAAATACATCGATAACTTAAATATTAGCCTTAATAACTTTAATTATTGACAATAACGATAACTTATATTATCATTGTTTTATCAAAACCAATCAACTTAACAATAAAATTAAACAATACTACGAGTTATTTAATTAGTTAAGAAGATTCAAGTAGCTAGCAGAGGCATATGAACATACTGCGGTTTTGATTAATTATACATAATTAAATTATATATATTACATCATGCATTGACTGATCAGTTACCGCTTTTCTTTTACCGTCAAGATTAAGTTTTAGGAATATGAATATGACGAATAAAGACTTTATAAATGTAAAAAAAAAGGACAGATTCGATAAAGATTATAAATTAACACCAAGTGAAAAAATCCTCGCTTTTATTTCTTACTCTATATTAATTATAGAAATTCTATTTGGATTATTTTACTGGATGCTACTTATTGCCACGAGGTAA